TCAGAAACGGTATCCAACCCCGACGTTGAAGCCGTTTATTTTTGTAGAGGAGATGTTGCTTCCTTCATACCCAACATCGACGACAATATTCTCCAGCGGATTCATCTGTACACCCGCGCCCCAGGCAAATCCCGTTTTCCTTGAGGAAATTTTGTTAGAAAAAGAATCGCCATCCTGAGTGGAATGTTCTTTAAACGTCGCCTTTACCGTGCCGACACCTGCCAGCGCGTATAACGAAAAATTGTCAGACAATCGATAGGCTGGCCCAACCATAAAAGAGCCGTACTTCACCTCAAACTTGTCATGGTAATGAATACCTTCAGGCTCAATAGACCCGGAAGCCTGGCTGTCTCCATATAAGTAACTTAGCGAGGAAATAAAACTTACCGGAGAGTCATCCTCATAACGGTATTTCACATTTACCCCTCGGATATTTTTGAAATCCTGAACTTTACTTTGTGCATACCCCACGGAAAAGGCGTTAGTATCGGCCTGTGCAACATTTACAACCAAAACGCTTGTAGTAATAACTAAAGTGGATAAAATAATATTTTTCATAACAACTCCTTAATACTACTTATTATTTACGGTGTGTTTAAACACCTGCAGTACCGATCCGGCATTCAGTTATCGCCACTATGCCGAATCGACAAAACCACGAATAATTCACCGCTATCGCTCCTGATGCGTTTACTTCCTGAAAGATATTTTTACTACCAAAGCGCTCTATCGCTCATTAAGGTAACCGGTTCTACAATGTCATCTAACTTTTATAGATTTGAATGCTAATTTTTCTCACGCATATATATTTAACAGAAACCATAAAGTGTTTAGCCACTATAGAACAACAAGTTCGCCATACAACTCTTTGATATTTAAAGAAAAAACATCACAACCACATTAAAAAACCTGACGCCGAACGGCTAAAACATGTCATTAAGCAAACTCGCCATATAACCAGAACATATCGCATTGTGCTTCACAGTCCTCACGTGACGCTCCAGCCGCAATACCGTATATGCCATCGCAGGCGCTGTAATCATATTCACGATGATGCTTAGCACGATTTATTCCCGCTCCGATTTAATCTTTTAATATGTCTATCAGTTACAACATTTCTTGTTATAAGAATAGAATCAACACCACAATTCCAACATAAATATCACCTGTGTTGAGAGAGAATTTACATTCCAGAAAAATAATAACGGACGCAAATATTGAACGCGCGATAAAAAAGTCTATTTCGCTATAAAACCCATTATTATTAAGAGTGGTTAACTCTTCGTTGAATAAAAAATGCCAATGACGTTCCATAATTCATTAGATGAACTTCACAAGTCATTACATATAACAGGAGGTGCTATGAAACATCATGCTTTTATGCTTTGGTCATTACTTATTTTTTCATTCCATGTTTTGGCCAGTTCAGGCCATTGTTCTGACTTACAACAGGCATCATGGGATATTTTTATCTACGATTTTGGTAGTAAAACCCCGCAACCACCTACAAATACTGATAAAAAGCAAGCCAGGCAGATTAGTTCACCATCCTGCCCGACGACAAAACCCATGATGTCCGCACCACCCAACGACGCCAGGAAAGGGAATACTTTCTCCAGAACATAATGTTATTTATCTACAATGGTGCCGAACGACCACTTTTAGCCATCCGGAAATCTTGATTGTCATCAAATATAGCTGGCATTATTTTTCCTGACGTGTATAGTGCGCCTCGTTATCCCCATTAAGGAATTTGTTTGTCTCGTAAAATGACAGGAATTGTCAAAACCTTTGATTGTAAGAGCGGTAAAGGTCTCATCACCCCCTCCGATGGACGCAAAGATGTTCAGGTCCACATTTCAGCATGTCGCCAACACGAAACAGAAGCGCTTATCCCCGGTATACGCGTTGAGTTTTGTCGTATTAATGGCCTCCGCGGACCTACCGCCGCCAACGTTTATCTTTCATAATTCGTCAGCCGGCATTTTTTCAGAAAAATTTAGCGAGCCCGTATACCTCCGCAGCCTGCTATGGGCTTTGCCTGAAAGGCTGTAGCATGTTTTCAGTGGCGAAAATCTAAAGGATTTATTTTGCTAATGACTCCCGTGACCTCTTTTATCATATATCGGGTGTCCCCCCCCCCTTCTCACTTTGTTTAACGTGAAGAAATGTACAGCCGTTTTTCACTGTGATAGCATCTAATATTGCAAAAGTATTTAACGCTATATACCCATCGTCACAGGAGTGGCTGGCTGCGCGCATTTAACCGAAGTATTTATGTGATTCTATCGGAATTATCTCTATTGCCGCTCAATGCTACGTCATATTCAGTGGGTATAAATAGCCAATATAGTTGTAACGCTATTTATTTTTAGGGTAATAATTGAATGACTTTGTTTTCAGGAAAATCCACACTGGTTCTCTGCCTCTCCTCTATTTTATGTGGGTGTACGACGAACGGCTTACCCGCCCCTTATAGTATTAATTTGTCGTTCCCGGTCATTACGCAAAACCAAATTAATTCCGGTGGTTATTACATAAATGACGCGGAACAAATTCGGACAACTGATGGTCTGTGCCTTGATACAGGCTCAGATCAACAGAATCGTTTGACGCTGCGGGAGTGTAAGCATGTGCAATCTCAGCTTTTCTCATTTCACCGAGATAGAATCACGCAGGGTGAGAAATGTCTGGATGCCGCAGGACAAGGTACAAAAGAAGGCACACCAATCATTCTTTATTCATGCACGGGTAATGATAACCAGCGCTGGCTCACTGATGATAACAAAATTAAGGGGAAACAGAGCCGAAAATGCCTGGGCACAAATAGCATTATTGTCAGAAAAGGCGACCCTGTTGTGCTGGCCGATTGCGATTTTAGTCGCGCCCTGGAATTTACCATCAGGTAGCAGGACACCGCTGTGAAGAGAGAGCCGCTAACCTCATGACACGACAACAGGTTAGCGACCTTTACTTCCACGTGCGGTCAATTTACTTTACGCCCGCAACGTCAGGATGACAAAACGGCGGCTAAACCTTGACACCAGTTATATACCCAGCTTAAATACTGGTCATCCAACCAGTAAAAAGGAAATGGCGATGTTCGTCGAACTCGTTTATGACAAGCGAAATGTTGAAGGTTTGCCAGGCGCACGCGAAATCATCCTCAATGAACTCACAAAACGCGTACATCAACTTTTTCCCGATGCGCAAGTGAAAGTTAAGCCAATACAGGCGAACGCATTAAACAGTGACTGTACAAAAACCGAGAAAGAACGGCTGCACCGTATGCTGGAAGAGATGTTTGAAGAGGCTGATATGTGGCTGGTCGCCAAATAACGTCCCCTCCTGCGAAAGCGACATGTCCGATCGAAAACAGCGCCCTGAGGCGCTGTCTGTGACGATATAACGCAAACGCTACCACTCAGAACATGTTGTTGTTGATACCTCAGACCGGTATGTGGAACCGACATTCATCGCTTCACTGGCCTGTCGGTATGAGTAGCCCTTATCAACAATCAGCTGTGCGCATTCCAGCCTGAAATCTGAAAGTACGTTTGGTTTTGTTGTTTATTAAGAGCCTATCCCATTAGACTCTTTTATTCGCCAAACTGGCTTTAACGATTACGCCTACTGGGATAGGTTCTAAACTTATCATCAATACGTAAAATACCTATTTACGAACAAAAAGTAACAGGTAAAAATCCGAAATAAAACCAGCATAACTAAAACTTACTGCAGATATGCACACGCATTATTACTATGTTTCCAGGATAGTCTCGACCAGTCAAGACTATCTATTTTATATAAAAAAGGGAAATACTTCACATGAATAAAATACATGTTACATATAAAAATCTCTTACTTCCGATTACCTTCATTGCAGCAACTCTAATTAGCGCCTGTGATAACGATAAAGATGCCATGGCGGAAGCTGAAAAAAATCAAGAGAAATACATGCAAAAAATCCAGCAAAAAGAGCACCAGCAATCAATGTTCTTTTACGACAAAGCCGAAATGCAAAAAGCTATTGCCAATATCAACGCAAAAGGTGGAGCCAATCTTGCGATTATTGAAGTCCGTTTCTTCAAGGGCGGGTATTCATTCATTCGACAAAGCGTTAACACCCCTGCTAAAGTAGAGATGTTTAAATTTAACAACGGCTACTGGGGGGGACCTTCGCCTGTCAACTTAACCATCTTTGGCACTATAACAGAGGAGCAAAAACAAGAAGCACTAAAAGAGGCTTTATTCAAATTCGACTCGATCAATTTCAGCATTATACCAGAGCGTATTCAGGAAACAATTAAACGCGCTAACGCCAGTGGCATCATTTCCGTTACGGAAGATAGCGATATCGTTGTACGAGCAGAGATAGCTCATAATGGCGAATTCGTCTATGACATTACCATCACTGCTAAAAATACAGCACGTGCGGTAATGACCTTAAATAAGGATGGTTCTATTGCCGGATATGAGATCAAAGAACCTTTCGACCCAAAAAAAGAAGCCGAAAAAGCACAGCAACTTGTTGAACAATCGAGAAAAGACATTGAAAGTCAGCGTAAAAAAGCAGCTGAAAAGATGAACGAAATACAGCAGACATTTAAAAAATAGCAGGCGATACAAACATTGATAAAAATTATAGCGCGAAAGAGCGCGTGCCAGGTACTAAGGCACTGCTTGAAGACAGCGAATCGCTATTTCATTCTCTGACACTGTAATTTTTCGTACTCAAGATGTTTATTTATTGAGTCTTTTGTGGATAACCAGGTGAAGTTATGTGACGCCAGGAATCTATTCCAGCGGGCGTACTTGTTGGAGCCAGTGTGAAGCCGGGCAGCGCGCAGAAACCGGAGCGTATACGTTGTACGTGAGAATTTCGAGCACTGCCCGACCTAAAAATGATGAATAAAATAGATATTTTAAAGAGGTAATATGAAGAATTTTTTCAAAATAATTACTGATTTCATCGCGGATATTTCCCTTGATCTATTTGCTATATTTTTATGCATGTTATTCGTATACAAAACAGGACCATCAATTGGTGTGATATCATTTTTTATTGCATTAATTATTTATATCATTCTTCATTTTGTTTTTTACTCATTTCGTGAAAAAATCATAAAAAAAATATTCAAATAAGTATTTAAAATTATTGTTTTGAGGTACAAATTCAGCGCAATAAAACAGAGCAACTAAAAAACAAAAAATTAGGCGTAGCGAAGCGGAAAAGAACTGTCATGTACTGGACCGTGAGCTGGTCGGGAGAGCAATGTACGGGAAAGAGCGAAATACTGTCATTGATATGAGCAGGAATATCGATAGCCAGTAAATCACTCCTGTGGTAATACAGGCCACTTGATGACTGTGAAGGTCGCTTCATCTGAAGCACCGGTGAAGTCCAGCATTTTAAGTGAAAAGCAGCCAGCAGGCGCTTCTGCTGGTCCATATTCCTCTATTTTGCCAGACCACACTAAAGTGCCACACAGGTATCTGCCAGAACGGTCCTGAGATAATAAATATAAAAGCAGTTACTGCCTACCTCAAGAAGTATGCGCTCATGATCATTTAAAGCTCTTTTAAAGAGACTGATAATAAGCTTGTCAATATAATATTATGCAGTCTCTATTAAGCGCCTGGTTTATTTGTTTTGCATAATCATATAGTTGACTTTTCGAGTAAGAGTTTTCTTGCAAAGACAAATAAACGTGTTTTATATCTCTGAATAAACATACATCACCATGAATATGAGCCTCTATATAATTCCCTTCATAGCCTTTACCATAATTAGAATGAGCTAAAAATTTTTCGCCCTTAGCCATTTTAACCAAACTCTTAAAGCAATTATAACCAAAAAAATCATTTTGACAGGATGCAATCAGGTTCTCCATATGCCAAAATGTAGATAATTTACTCGTATCCAGGCCAAATCTGTGGCCGTAGATATCAAAAGGTGATAATGTACAATTTGTTTTTACATTATCATTTAATTCAAAAAATGATTTCCCATAGGCGCTGGCACCTCCATTTTCACCGTTCAGAAAGTCCAGTGCAGCATAAATTGGTCTGCTTGTAGGGCTAAAAGTTCTACTGTTGGGAGTATATGCTACGGAAAAACCGCCTGTCTGACCATATGGGGCATAAGGTGAATCTGCAAGCCTCTCCAGTTCAAATGCTTTAGTTTCAACTGAATCACGTCCGACATTATAAGCAGGTAAATCTCCTGGTCTGCAACCTAATGCATAAGAGTTCAGATATTCTTTATTTTTTAAGAGAGAGACAAAGTCAATTTTTGCCGCATTAAAATTTATTGTCAGCCGGGCATTTTGTAAAATATCCACCATCTTATTTAGCAAGAGAGCGCAATCTATTTCGGCACCACACTCACGGCTTATCCGCCTGAGCGCTTTTTCTCTTATTATGTCAGCGTCGCGCTGACACCTGGAATGAATATGCGCAAGTACTTGTTTTCCAAAAAGGCGACCATACACCTTTTTACGCTCTTCATTGCTGAGACCGCAAAACACTTCGTCAAAAGAAAGCCTGTACGCTGCGCTTACAGAACCTCTCGCCGTTCTGCTTTCTGGAAATGGCGGAACATCTTCAACAACATTTCTAACTTGCTGAATGTCTGAAGACAGTGGAGTACGTCCGGCATTTTTTTCCTTATCTGTTTCCAGATATTCCGGAACCTTTATACTTCCACTATGGCAGATAGGTTTGAGCATATGTCTCCTGAATTTTTATGACTAATATAGCATTCACTTTCGCTGACGTATTCTTTATCAGGCTGATATTTCAACACTTCTTAGCAGCCTTGTAGAAGAGCAAATAAAGCATGCTAATAATTTTATAAAATACTTAACCTACCCACTATTGTAGTCAATAAACCATCACTTTTTATTAAAAAATTATCCTGATAATAACAATAAATCTGGTAAGGCACTTTCAAAAAATAGCCAAACCACACATTATAAAGAAAACCACTACAATCAAAATCGGTAACTATCAGCTTTCAGGGGGTCTCAGGTTATCATGACGATCGGGGTAAAGGATGAACTACTATTGCGGTCTGAATTGAGGGAGTTTTGATAAAGTTTTGATAACCGTTAGAATGCTAATAATAAAAACGGGGACGTTAAGTCCCCGTTTTTGTTTTTAACAATTATCGTTATTACATATTTGCGATAATCGCGTCGCCAAACTCACTACATTTCAGCAGCTTAGCGCCTTCCATCAGGCGTTCAAAGTCATAGGTCACGGTCTTCGCGGCAATCGCGCCTTCCATACCTTTAACAATCAGATCCGCCGCTTCGAACCACTGCATGTGACGCAGCATTACATTGCCAAAAACATACCAACCATTTGATAAAGTTGAAATTATCATTCTTCCTACTATCAAAAAAATCCAGTAACTGCCTTTTACAACTCATTGATTATCAAAACGTTGATTTTAGTTTTGGGGAAGAGTTTTCTTCAAGATTCCAATTTTTTCACGCCAGTACATTCAACATGATGCTACTAATGGCACCCCCCAATAGTGAAGCTTCTACATTGGTTGAGGTCGCTCGGAGAAACACCGGAACAGCCACTCGCATATCCTCTTCTATACTTTCAGTCTGACCGACTGGAGGTTTCATATGTGTGGACGCTTTGCACAAGCACAGACCCGCGAAGAATACCTGGCATATCTGGCCGATGAAGCCGAGCGCGATATCGCTTATGACCCTGAACCTATAGGCCGGTACAACGTGGCGCCCGGTACCAAAGTTCTGCTGCTCAGTGAACGCGACGAGCAACTGCATCTGGATCCGGTATTCTGGGGATTTGCGCCCGGATGGTGGGATAAACCACCGCTGATTAATGCACGGGTTGAGACTGCGGCCACCAGCAGAATGTTTAAACCGCTATGGCAACATGGCCGAGCTATCGTGTTTGCTGATGGTTGGTTTGAGTGGAAGAAGGAAGGCGACAAGAAACAGCCATACTTCATCCACCGGGCTGACGGCCAGCCAATATTCATGGCGGCGATCGGCAGCATACCGTTCGAACGCGGTGATGATGCCGAAGGATTCCTGATTGTCACCGCTGCAGCCGATAAAGGTCTGGTAGATATTCACGACCGCCGCCCTCTCGTTCTGTCACCTGAAGCAGCGCGGGAATGGATGCGGCAGGATATTGGCGGAAAGGAAGCCGGAGAGATAGCAGCAGACGGGGCAGTGCAGGCAGATAAATTTATCTGGCACGCCGTGACTCGAGCTGTTGGCAATGTGAAAAATCAGGGACCAGAGATGATCGAGCCTGTCACTTAACGCGCAGCAGATCGGAAAACCTTGTTGTGTACCGCGGCGAAAGCATCTCACGTTTCATCGCCCATTGCTGCTGGATGCCCTGTCCTGCAAAATACAGCGTCCCCCTCCCGCCTTTGGCGTTGAGTTGATCCAGCACCTCCATCAGCTTCTCGCTGCCAGCACGTGGGGCATTGTCATCAAACAGGTTAAGCTGTGCGACACCCTGGCTAAAGAAATCCCCGAGCATAATGCCAGCCTTTTGGTAGCGGTGCCCATCCTGCCAGATTTTGTCCAGGCACTTAACAACAGCGTTGATGATGTCGCGGGAATCATGAGTGGGTGTGAGAAGCTTCACTGACGCGCAATTGCCGTAATACGGCTCGTTAAGCGCGAACGGTGACGTCTTGACGAACGCCGAGATAAAACGGCAATACTGGTGCTCACCACGTAGTTTTTCAGCACCACGGGCAGCATAACTGCAGATAGCCTGGCGCATCTGTTCGTATTCGGTAACGCGTTCTCCGAATGACCGGCTGCAGACGATTTCCTGCTTTGCCGGCGCAAACTCCTCTAGATCCAGACATGGTTCGCCACGTAGCTCCCGGACCGTTCGTTCCAGTACCACATTAAAGTGCTTGCGGATAATCCAGGTGCTTTGCTCTGAGAGATCCAGAGCCGTTTTGATTCCCATGGCATTGAGCTTCTTGCTGATACGCCTGCCGACACCCCACACATCCTCTACGGGTATCAGTGCCAACAGCCGACGCTGGCGGTCAATGTTCGACAAGTCAACCACCCCGCCGGTCTGGCGCTGCCACTTTTTCGCAGCATGGTTAGCCAGCTTGGCAAGGGTTTTCGTCTGGGCAATGCCTACGCCGACAGTCAGGTGCGTGCGCTTCAGGACCGTCGCTCTTATCTCGCGCCCGAAATCTGTCAGATCCCGGCAGTTTCGCACCCCAGTCAGATCACAAAAAGCCTCATCAATGCTGTAAATTTCTACCCGCGGCACCATCTCCTCGAGTGTGGTCATTACCCGGTTCGACATATCAGCGTAAAGCTCATAATTGCTGCTGAAGCAAACAACACCAAATTGCTGGAAGCGTTCTTTCTGTTTGAAGTATGGCTCACCCATTGCGATACCGAGTTGCTTCGCCTCGGTGCTACGCGCAATCACACAACCATCATTGTTCGACAGTACGACAACCGGACGCCCTCTCAAATCTGGTCTGAATACAGTTTCACAACTGGCGTAAAACGAATTAACATCGCAAAGTGCGAACATACTCAGCTCGCTGCTTTAACGATGAAAGTAACGACGCCGAATACGTCCAGCGTGTCTTCGCTGTCGACGATGATCGGCGAATAAGCGCTGTTCATCGGATTGAGCTGAACTGTAGGTCGCAGCTGCAGACGTTTAACAGTAAACTCCCCATCCACGGCTGCAATAACAATATCGCCGTGTTCAGCAGTTCGTGAGCTATCCACCACCAGCAGATCACCATCGTTGATGCCTGCTTCAATCATTGAATCACCCGTGGCTTTGACAAAATACGTTGAGCTGGGATGAGAAACGAGCAACTCATTAAGATCGATACGCTGCTCAATGTAGTCTGCCGCGGGACTTGGGAAGCCACACGGCACTAAATAACTGAAAAATGGCAGAGAAATAATTTCGCGCAACTCTGTAGGTCTGAAAAATTCCATAATCCATACCCCAAATACTGTTTTTATATACAGTAGTTTCATTTGAACATGCGCGCAAGATACCGGAGTCGTTACGGCTGTTTAATTATTCATCTCTTCGTTTGTAAGTTTCTCTCTCTATTCAAATTATGGGTTTTGTAAATTTTCTGGTGGTATTGCCATATGCGCATATTTAAGCCAGTTTAGAGGCTGGGAACTTTCTGTACAGCGTCGACAGCCCCACATCATAAATAATCGCTACCTGCTGTCGCGGTACTCCTGCCCGAGCTGTGCCCATAGCTCCAAGGTGAGCTTTGGACGCCTGCCACCAATTCGCCCCTGCTCCCTTGCCGCTGCCAGCCCGGCGCGGGTTCTTTCCACAATCAGTTCCCTCTCCATGGTAAACCGGGTGGATACCTCAAATTCTGACTGGCCGGATAAGCCAGCCAGTCAGTAGTCGTTACCGTGACAATTTAATTATCCATATATCACAAAATCACTTGCTTACGCGGTAATTAATCCATTTGGTTAATAAAAAGTTATTTCGTTTACCAGCATATTTTACCCAATGGTAGTTCTGGGATTGATATACCTGCCGGCCAGATTTTACACCACGGAAACGAAATACCTGGGAATCCTTTATTACCGCTTTCAGTGGCCATTGCAGATGAAGAAAATGTTATGGCTGATATGGCAAAAACCAGCGCTAACAATACACTGTTAAGTTTATTCATAATATCACTCACATAATTGATAGCTATGCTTCACCCTTAACTTTTACCGCAATCCTTTTATCAGGATAAAGCAGAAAAGAAAGTTTTCCTTGAATATCTCTTGATTGTTAAGTAAATATTTAGTTTAAAAGTAAATAATAAGTACAGTAGTTTTTTCTTTTCTAAAGAAAATTTACTTATATCTTAGTGACTTCGTACAGATACCTGAACCGAATTAACACCTAAAAACTAGCAAGTCAGTAGTAGTCGTTATTGTGGTAATTCAGGCCACCTGATTTCCGTGAAGGTGGCTGAGTCTTTCACGCCGCTCAAATCCAGCGTTTTAAGCGCCCTGATATACGCCATCCATTTAGTCAGGCTGTCCTTATCGTCGTCACTGATTTCACCCAACGCCAGTTCGGTTCGCCAGTCGGCAATGGCGCTGTTAGCGGCATCCAGTAGTTTCTGTCGGGTGGTTTCGGCCTTAGCCTGATAATCCACCGGAACGGGTAAAACCTTACCATCTCTGTACAACCATGAGCCATCACCACGGCAATCATCAGGACAGTCAGCAGCGTCTATTTCCGCAACAGACATATTAACCGGCCACAACATTGATACAGCATATGTGTTTCCACGTTGCGGGACTGGTTGATTAACGACACCCCAGATAACCCCTTCAGGGTCGTACATGATTTTTGCAGTATCATCAGAAAATAATGACTGACATTCATACCAGTCCTGCCCGTCTTCTGACTCCAGAAAATATGCACCTATATTTATTTCGGCCTGAGTTTTACCCCTGTTTACAGGCGCGTCAATCAGTCTGAAATTTTTAATATCCTGATATTTTTTCATTATACCGTTCCCCCTTGTACGGTATACCACTGATTCCCGACTCGTTTTTGCAAAGGCGCATAATTAATACCATCAATATTTTCGCCTTGATTATCTTTCCAGACGGAGGTAACTACATACCCGGGAGTGTTAGGCCAGGAACCTGCATTATTCCAGGTAGTCACTGATGTGCCAGCCCCTAACTGAACATCTGCGACGAAATTATTATTAATCCAAACACTCAGCCAGCTATTCCCCCAGACAGAACCAAAGATGTCGCCGTTATTCTGATAGATGGCCCCGCCTGCACGAAGTGTGTTAGCGGTGATATCTCCATTGACCGTAAAGACAATCGAACCATCAGGATTTCGCTGGCTGTACAGATGCCATCCCTGATCGTCGTCCAGTTCAATAACAGTAGGCCTGTTTGCGTCGCCCCATAAATTAAACGTGGCTGTCATTGTCGAATTATTATTACTCGTCAGTGACAGCCTTTTCCCGTCACCTGCTCGTATGCCACCATTAGTGAGAACATCTACTGACAGGTGTAACCCGGAATTGTCGATATAACCGACCCGGGCATTATTGGCGTAAATACCCAGAATGCCGTCGCCATCCTGTTTAAACCCTGTATCGTTATCACCGAGCACAATCGAATTACCGCCCAGTGCATTGTTAGTACCAATACCCAGCGGGCCGTTAAGCTGCCCCCCTGTAATCGGCAATGCACCCACATCTTCGTAAGTGGGTTTCATCAGACTATTAAACAGTGTATATGTCTGACCGCTGGTTGAGTTTCCCGGCTGTACTGATGAATATTCAGGTGTACTGTGCAGCGTGACAATTGCATTACCGGTGTAATCATATTGTGCAATTAACCAGTACGCATGCTGGCCGATATTAATATAAATATCGTAAGTGTCGCCTGATGTATTAACCCATGCGACCTCGTTAGCCGCAGCAGGCGAACGTCTCCACAACGTGGCAGTTATTCCAGCAGGTGAACCATTACCAGCACGCAGCACTAATTCACTGATTGCCGCCTGCTCAAATAAGCCAACGTTAAACCCAGCCCCTCCATATAATTTAATCACCGCAGTTGATGTAGCCTGCGGCATTACAACCGTGGCGATTTTGTACCATCCAGAAGCATCATTAAATGTGATGTTGGTAGAGGTCACAGCGCCGATGGTTCTCGCAAATTGTTTTTTGTCCGGAATGTCGGCGCCGTTCTGGTCTTTTTGCAGTGCGCCCGCAGCCAGATTTATCGTTTCGCCTAAACCAACGTTTTGGAGAAACAGCGGCTTATTCGGGATGTCCGCGCCATTCTGATTTTTTTCAAGACGGGTTTTAACCTGTTCATCGATCAGCCTGCCAATGGCGGCGTGAAGCTGCGTATGTTCGCCTTTACTGAGTGGTATGCCGGAGGCTTCAATAACAGTGCAGACCTCTTCCTGGACTGCATCCCACATATCACTGTTGAGATCCGTTGCGCGGCGGCCCGTGGCGGGATCACCATTCGTAAATCCGTTTTTTCCCTGACCAAATTTATCTTTTTGCGCAGTGGGCGTATCAATTCTGTGCATTCTCTTTTCCTTCCGGATAAGCAAAAACAACAACCGTATGTGACGGACAAAGCTTATCAATCACACATTCAGCAACAGTATCGCCCCACGTTCTGATCGCAGAATCGCAGGTGCTTGTACAGGTCTGCCAGCTGATGTTCGCATCGGCCGGAATATTCACACGCCAGTAGTAACGCCAGAATTTCCCCCATTCAGGATCGGGTGTGCTGTCGAGATTTTGAAACTGCTCAATGGTGGCAGCGGTATACCCCAACGCATCAAGCTGTTCCCGATAAAACCTCTCGTTTATACCACCGGCAACATTTGCCTTTGCATCCAGCCGTTGCTGGCGCTGCTGTAATGTCTGCACGCCTTCCGGTGCACAGGAATAAGGCAGGCCATACAGCTGTTCATAACGGTCTATCAGTTCTGTGGTTCTGGCCGGATCAATTTCAGCCATCAGTTCATCCGCTCTCTGATGTACCCGGTTCAGCGACGGCGCCAGCCCTTCAATCAGTGGATTTTCTCCATCCCAGGCAGGCCCTTCCGGCAGAAGGTGATAAAGTAACTGCGTATATTCGTCCTGTAATGCCATAGTTATCCGTTCTCCCCGGTATAGGTGGTCCAGGTTATATTCCCCAGGACAGGAAGTTCAGTTTTGCCCAGTGCCACATCTGCCGCCGGCACACGCAGCTGATGTGCCACTTCCCCGGTCGCCAGGCTTATCGCCTCGCTGATTCGCGAAACATAAATTTTTCCGGACGGCGCGCCATCACGCAGCATCAGCGCATTTAGCTCCGCAATAATGGCAGTACGAATTTCCGGAGTATCTTTGGCCAGTGCGACAGTTACCGGAATGCTTTTTTCAGTGGCAGCGAAAACAAAGAGACCGCCGCCAGCGACAGGTGCCAGCGGCAAAATATGGTCACGTACAGCCTTAACGAGATCGTCGCCAGGAGCCGGATTAACCGGGTTACTGGTAGCCACCATCACACCAACGGTGCCGGTCCCTTTATAATGGCGGAATGTCCACGCACGGGTTATTCCTGCGATTTCCTTTGCCCAGATGACGTAATCAGGATCAGCGCCCCCCTGTGGTATCCAGTAATAGCGCTCCATGACACGCGCGCGCCACGTTTCAAGCTCCTCTGTATCAGCCCCCCCGGTCAGAGTGTCAGCGTAACCTGTAGAAGGAATACCAGTAATCGGCGTGCCAAGGCGTAACGCCGTACCATCGTCAGTATTACCGGCAGTTCCCGCCACATCAGCAATAACCGGCACACGTAACAGGCCGCCGGAAGCTTTCACCGTCTGCAGGGTCGTGAATGTAACCTGATCATCCCGCTGAATCTGTGTCCCCGCGGGGATCTCCGGCGTTCCGGCAATACCATCCCAGCGTGCAAATCCCTTCGCAGATACGGCATTTTTCCTGGGACAACGCTTAATCCTCGCGTGACGGTAAAGCCAGTCCTCATCACACATATCAGGCAGCATATTCCGGGCCAGATAATCGATATAACCATACAGCGTATGTACGGCAGCAGCCTGTACCCGGCTGTAAACCTCGGCATCCATGCGACGTAACACAACATCCTGCTGAAAACGGGTCAGTAAATCGCTGCGAATGGTAGCAATCAACTGAGGAAGTTCAGGACGTGCAAATTGACTGTCAGCCATTAAGTTCGCTCCATATATCATCGAATGTGATATTGTGAATTACCCCGTCCCGCTGATATATCGTCACGCCAGCCGCCAGGGTATCTGTTCCTGTGCGTTCAGATGTCACATCAATACGTGCCGCCACGCCATCGTCTGTCATCCACGCCAGCGCCTGCTGCATGTATTCACGGGCATCCTGCGGCGTTTTATTGGTGAGTTTGCGGCGTTTCAGCAGGTAGAGGCGGGAACCGATGCGGTCATTCTGAACAGCAGGCCAGGTGTCCCCCCACCAGCCGTATGGCTGTGGGGTCCTGTCATCCCGCTCCGCCCGGCGCCAGGTAAAAAGAGAAATCACCACTGCCCGCGTCAGAAGGTCGAGCGAAGCCGTGGCATCCTTACGGATTCCATTAACATAAAGGATCATGGTGTCAGCTCATGGGTTGGCCAGGCTTATCGGTTATACCGCCGCCATCGCCATTTTCTTTATGGGTATGACCGTTATAGGTCGTGCGCATTTCAGCCATCGTTTTTCCACTGCTGTCACAGTTGTCCCTGATATCGCCAGTGGATTCGATCGGCATTTCAAAACGTGCTTTAGTGGCATTCGTGAAAATAACTGGCTTTCCGCCGCCATTTATCACTATTCCGGCGCGGGTTAATGTGACCGACTGCCCCTGATCGTCATATAGCGCGACTTCCCCGCTCGCCAGCCCTTTCAGTCTGAAGCGGCGGTCAGCCACAACCACAGCCACTCCGTGCGAACGGTCACCGCCGGGAAACAATACCACCGCTTCTGCGCCATTCTGTGCTGCAGAGGTGAAACCGTAAGGTTCAAGATGCTCCACATTTTCTTTTTTTTCACCGGCAATAAGTTTCAGTCCGGCAGTCTGGCATTTTCTGACGGTATCAATCGCGGTAATGACTGCGCGCGTTATCATGTTCTGAAGAGGATGGTTAGCCATCAGAAATCCGCCTCCTCACTGACTTTTTTCTTCGCTTTCGGCCTGAATGGTTCAGGAAGATAAGCATCCGCAGGCCCCACCCGGATTTCGGTCAGGGTGCCGTTATTGTCCTGGCTGTACGTCACTTCGGCGATCACCAGCGTTTCATTGTCAAAACCGTTCAGCGGGTCATACACCACCACGGCCTGATTCGGTTTCCACAATTCGCCATTCCCCTGTCTCCATCCCTGTACGGTATAGGTGGTTTCCAGCGTTTTCGCCGCACGCTGACGGGCTTCAAATTCACAGCGTGATTTGCAGCTGTCAGTTGTGGCAGTTCCTGACTGCTGAATGGTGTGGGGACGATACCGCGTGACGCCTGCATCACCAGTACTCTGCCGGATAGCAGCAATGGTTGCCTCGCCGAAATCGTCATCCGTACCAGGACGCTGCCCCGTAACCAGATAACTGGAGAAACGCTCGCGAACACTACGCTCGGTATCACAGGAAAGAATATTCTCGCCAAGTACCAGTGCCGTGGCTGCTTTCATACTGCCCGGCCTGCCGAGAACCAGCCGTCCCCGTTCGTCGTCATATGCCAGCGCCTGAGCCTGTCCAAGCAACCTGTTCAGACAGTCCACAACCGTTTCACCATGTTCCGGCTGAGCCTCAATAACGGCGGCTGCCGGCGCGCCTGCATCAACAACGTCCACACCGAATGGCCGGGCAAGTGCGCTGGCGATCAGGAATAAATTTTTCCCGTTATGCTGTGCAGGCGACGCAGAACAGTCGATAAGATCTGCCGTTTTGCTGCGCCCGACAATGCCCGTCATAATGGTCTGCGCATCATAACGTAGCGGTAACGCCTCAACCCAGCCGGTAATAACTAAATCATCGCCAATGAGTACCTCTACAGCGTCACCATTTTTTACTGGCGGTACGTCTTCTCCACCAGGCCACTGCCGGGTGATCGAGACATTAAAGTCCCGGGCAATACGGTCAATGCCCGCACTTATCCGTACTGACGTCCATCCTCCCCAGTCACGCCCGTTGACGCGTAAAAAAACCGTATTATTCATCGTACCGGAACCCTCAGCGGCTCAACCGGGATAAATCCCGGATGGGGAACGGGATTACGAGTGAGGATGTCAGATTCCCGCCCGGCGTCGTCATACCAGGCTGCAGCCAGTACCAGTGCAGGCAGAACATCATCAGGCGTTCGCAATGCAGTACGTTCAACCTGTGCCAGTCGTGCAGAAATATCGCGATTGAGATCCGTCCGCATAACGGAAATTTGCTGGAAAAGCACATCGTCCCGGATACGCAACTGCTCCTGGTCAATCGCAGCATTGAGCGCGGTCCGGATAGCTTTCAGATCTTCATAATTCGGTGGAAAGCTGCCATTACTGACTGTCTGTACACCATCCAGCGCCGGGTGCATGACAGTGATAATGTCTGAGTCACGGCCTGTTCCTGCAGGCTGATTTACGCCCCGGACATCAGGTACATCACGCGGCTGCTTCAGTGTTGTCACGGCGTGGACGGCTGTGCTGATGGCTGTTGTCCTGATGGCGGCTGCGATCATATTGCGTTGCATTTTCTGTTTCGCAGCAGATCCGGAGTCAGTGGGCCAGGTGCCACGGGGGGAAAGACCGGGATCAAGCGTGATACCTGACATCGTTTTTATCATCGTGACCAGATCCGATGTACTGCCTCTGAGCCTGTCACCTGAGCGCCAGGCTTTTTGCAGTGCGTTAACGAAATCACTTGCGGCGCTCGGTGGCATCAGAATGACAGACAAATCCCCCTGTAACAGCCGCATTGCGGCAGACACGCCGGAGTCAACCATCCTGAAAGCATCGGCAACATCGCCCAGCATGGCGGCAGCATCGGCAATGACATCGTTCTGGATAAAATCAGAAATACCTGACAACGAGAATGTGGAAAACATACTGTCAATCGCATCGTCGAAAAGCCCGCCTGATGTTTCCAGGCGCTTCGCCGTTGCCATTCCCGCCACAGGAAAAGAAAGTTCACCACTTTCCACAAACTGAAAGGAGACACGACACATGCGCCCTTCTGTACTGCTGTGAGTGATCCTGACCTGTCCGTCAATGCTGCCCTGCATTTCGCCATACTGCGGATGGACCAGCGTACCAGGGCCTGCGGTTTCAATGGCACCAATAAGACGATCCCGCCTGTCTGCGTAATCATCACCGACAAGATAAGCATTTATCGTCAGGCGGCGCGTGGCGCGACCTAAATCCTCCGTCCAGGGCTTATCCCTGTTCGGATATTCATGTACCTGTACGCGGCGTCCAAAGGTGCTTTCATCATCTTCAACGGAGAAAGGTACTCCACGAAATGATGCATCACGCAGGCGACCGCGCCAGCCTGTTGAGGAGAAAAAAGCCATAGTTACCCCAAAAGAAAACCCGCATTAAGCGGGCTTCTATGTCGTCGATAAAGTGATTATTACGGTTTTGTCACTTTACATTTGACTTCCGTAACACCGGACGTGCCGTTTTTATTTATTCCTGCTTTCACTTCACCATTTTTCATAACTTTCACGAAAAATTGTCCACCGCGAATTATAAAACCAAAATCCCAACCACTTATGATATCTGACATGATGTCGTTGTTTGGATGGATTGGAATAATACTTTTCATTTCTGCAGGAGTATCGTCTGTGTTTTTGAATACAAACACCCCCTTGCTCATCCCATAAGTATAATCGGCATGAGTAACCAAAACACGCCCGCTTGCTGATTGAGCAGGACAAGTAATATCCAGAGATGTAGAGACCTCTCCTGTTGAGTTTATTGCTGCTTCAATTTCATTGACGAAATCAGTTGTAGGTGTTTTTTTTGCGAATACAGGGAAAGACAAAACCATCACACAAGCAGCAACCAATATTTTATTCATACTCCATCTCCAGATATTATTTATTACTGAAGGGAGAATACCCTACATCATGGGTAATGTTCATTAAAGGATTTCCCGTTTTCGGTATGTCCAGCACCCTCATGCCCTGTGGTGCATTCTCAAATGTCACTTTGAGTTCACTGCGCTGCGTTGATGGCGGGACAGCTCGCTCGAGTACGCCAGAACGCCGGGTCAGTGGCACATAAGGTTGATAACGCCCCTGCGGAATCGGGGTGTCCATACCAAGAAGCTCTTTGAGTCTGGGAATAAAACCGTTATACCCGCGTTCACGCTCCTTCGTTTGCAGCTTCTGTACAGCGAATGCGCCAGCATCCATACCCGCATCCTTCGCGCCCTGCTCCAGATCCTTAAGCTCTTTAAAGAGTGACACCGCCACGCCAATTGTCAGCGTCATGGCCCCCATCCGGCCAATTTTACCCAGCAGACCGGAAAGCCGTCCGGCCAGCAGGACGGACTGCTGCAGGGCACCAATGGTCCTGACGGTAAAAGAACCAGCCATAACCAGACCAACCCCTTCAATCACCGTCTCCCATCCGCCCATCTCCTGCGCAACGTTATCGACCTCCTGCCATACCGCCTTAATCACCGGAGCAACATCGTCCCAGTTCTCAATGATCAGCATAGCGCCTGCCACCAGCGCCGCAATGGCGACTTTCGCCGGAGAGAGATTAATGACACTGTTCAGGATTTTGACAGCCCGGGACAGGCTGCCAATGGATACGCCAACAGCCAGCAGCGCCGCGCCGAACTTCGCCGCAGACTGAACCAGTTCAGGATTCGCGCGAACGAATGTCCGGAGCTGCTCCAGGTAAGGCATGACCGCTTCTGCAGCTTCGTTAATGGCGGGCAGGAAGGTATCGCCCAGCGTTACCGAAATCGCATTGACGCTGTTTTTCAGCAGAACCAGCTGGTTTTCTGTTGTGGCCGCGCGGGATGCGTATTCCTTCTGCATCGAGCCGCCATATTCCTGGGCATCAGCCACACGATCAAAATTGGTGCGTAACAAATCCAGGTTGGTCAGCAGCGGGGCAATCGCGCTAAGTGACTCCTTGCCAAACAGCGCATTCATGACGGCGGCCTGTTTAGCTTTTGGCACTTTCGCGAGCGAGTCCAGCACCTTCAGCATGGCCCCGCGCGAATCCTTTTGCATATCCTCAGCGAGTTTCCGGGGATTCAGCTTCAGGAAAGCCATAGCCTGTTTCTGGGCTTTGGTTGCCGAATTACCTGCGGTTAACGACAGCATGAAGTTTTTGATACCGGTGGAGGCTATCTCCGATTCAACCCCCATCCCGGCAATGGTGGCGCCCATCGCGGCAATTTCGCCGGATGCCACTCCGGCAACACCGCCAAGCGGACCAATCCGCGTCACGATATCAGAAATTTTCTTCGCATTTGCCGGGCCGGTATTCCCCAGATAGTTGATTTTATCGGCCAGGACAACCACGTCTTCCTGCGTCAGTTTGAACGCTGTCCGCCACTGCGCCATCATCTGACCGGACTCTTCGGCAGTGGTATCAAACGCCACACCCATTTTCACTGCGTCGTTCGCAAACTGCATCAAATCGCCGCGGGCAATGCCTGCCTGCCCGCCCGCCGCCACGATCTCTGCAATTCCCTCCGCCGCCATCGGTAACTGTGTGGACAGCGTCAGGATATCGTCACTCATCTGCGCGAATGCTTTTTTATCATCCAGGCCGTCAACCACCTTCCTGATGTCAGCCATTTTTGACTCAAAGCCGATCGCAGCATTCACGGGCAGCGCCAGCGCCCCAAGAACAGCGGTCCCGGCAGCAGCAGCACCGATCGCCAGCCCGGCCATTTCTTTCTGAAATCCCTTCAGTTCCCGCTGCATCCCTTTCAGCGGACCCGATAACTGGTCAACGGCAGTGATAATGGCCTTTAACTGGAAACTGTCAGCCATGCTTCATTTCCTCATTGATACGGACAGCCTCCGACTCCAGCTCCAGAAAATCGGATATCGCCGCCCGCCGGAGCTCCAGGGGGTTTATTCGCCAGAAGTATGCGGTGTTGTAGACCCGCTTTCTGAGTCCTCCTCCGTCTCCGACCGGGTAAAAAAATTGAGGATCAACATACAGGCTTTGAAAATATCCAGTTTTGCCAGTTGCGCTGCCGAGGAGCGTGGAATACCTGCCAGCACAGGGATATATTTCAGCGCAACCGAACTGTCCAGCCGGACGCCGCCGTCACCGGAAACGGTGAACGGAAAACCAATGGCTTCGATTTCATCGTAGGACGGTTCGCGCAGCTCCAGCACATGAAGCTTTTCGTTATGCGCCATAATCGGCTTTTTGAGCACAAGTTCTTTTATCACTGGTAAAATCCCTCTTCACCGTGGAACTCAAGATCCACGGTGCCCTCTTCCGGGTTATGGTTGGCTTCGCCGTGCAGCCAGGCGTTTGAGAGAACATACACCTGACCATTTGCCAGCTCTGATGTGATGGTCATAACATCAGAAGACGTAATTTTATCGACCGGGAAGTTTTTCGGCACTTTGGCGGTCACCTTCGTATACGGTGCCCGGCTGGTTTCCTTGTAGTCAACGGAACCATCCAGGCCAATCACGTCGTCACGAACTTTGGTGTTCATGGGGACTTCAATCCCTCCGGTTACCGACAGTTGCTGTCCATCGATTTTGAAATACGTTGTTCCCGCAATTTTTCCCATTATGCAGCCTCCTCGCTGTACTGCAGACGGAACTGGTTAAGCACTGCAAACACACGTAACTGATTGACATAATCAGGCGGAAACAGCACATCCAGGCGGTTCGAATTGTTCGCGTTACGCTCAACTATCAGATGTTGCTGGAACAGATCGAAGTTTTCCACGATGCCTTCCCGCTCCATCTGGCGATATGTTGATCCCAGCTCACCACGGATAACGGCAGGCGTGACAATGGCCTGACCAGACCCGAAACGCGTACCATCATTAGCAAGTTTATGGCGCCCGTATTTACTGGTAATAACAGATTTCAGACGGCGCAACACATAAGCACTGGTATGCAGCGTCTCGCTGTCAAGGTAGCTGTTATCCGCCACACCATACGCATTTTTCCTGTACGTCGTGATATCCCGCTGAATACGCAGCACGCCGCTTTCCACATACGCCGTTGCCACACCGTGGGAAAGTAACGTCTGCTGTTCAGTCGTCGTGAAGCGTTTGCCTTTCGGTGCCGGCAGCATGTCCACCAGTTCCCCGGTCTGGGTCGGGCGCGCCGGATCGTTACGGATAAAAACCGCAGCACGGGCAGTACGGCTTGCAGCCAGTTCATCAGCAGGCGTCTGGGTGTCTTTCTCATAGCCCGCCAGGGTGATGTGCTGCAGGTTAAACTGGTCACCCGCGGCCACAAGCTCCGACAGAGTCCCCGTCTTCGCCGTATAAACGTGACCATACAACTGCCGGACATAACTCCAGCGACCGCTGGAATCATTCATTTCAGTTGCCATCGTGTTCACCGATGCCGTGTCGTTAAACGGAAGGCCGATATAATCGAACGGCTCATCTCCCATCGCTGCCACCGCGTCGTTAAGAGCTGGCGCACCAGCCCCCTTCACGCCACTGGCAACCGTAATATTCACACCTGCCGGTAACACCTCCCCACCGCCAAAGCCGTAATAATTGAGAGTGACCGGAATTTCATTTCCATATAACCCCTTGTGGCGCGCAGTCAGTGTCACCACCCCCGCTTCTGATGTTGCCGTAAAGGGAAGATCAGGGTTTGCATTGACCGCATCCTTAATGCTCACAGCCACCGCCGCAGCGTCATCACCGCTGGTCACGGGAGCCTGAACGCGGGTTCGGCCGGTATAGACATTCACCGTTCCGGTTTCCGTCGCTTCGCCAGTTACCGTCAAAGCGACGGTTGCTGCCGCGCCTGTGGATTCAGGTACGGCAATGACATACAGTTCGCCAAATGGATCGGTCTTACGGTACGCCCCGACCATACGGGCCAGCTGGCTTCCGGCACCGCAAATCTGACGGGCATAATCAACCGATGACACCAGAACAAGACTGTTGACGGCAATTGACGCATCATTGCTGGCGTGACCAATCAGCAGTGATGCCCCGCTGTCCCGGGCGGTATTTGCCGCCGAGTTATCCATCTCGGCATAAAACAGCGGAACCCGTGTATCTGACGGGATGGAATTAAAACTAATCGCCATTTGTTTTCACCTTTTTATTTGTGCGCCGGACATCACCAGCGGCCTCGCGGCGCAGCCAGTAGTTATTCTCATCAACATTTCGACCTCCTTCAGGTAAAAGGTCGCCACGGGCCGGATCGGGAACCGATCGCCCTTTTGCGGGTTTCACAAACATGGTTTATTCCTGAAATGTAATTTCGGTGTGGTGCTCGATGTCGCCACCTGGCCCGGTACCGGGTTCGATAAAATCAACATCAATACTGAGCGTTTTAAGATCGGGCAGGCCGTCCAGATCATCCTGCTGGCGGGTGTCTGTTTCGGTAATTTCATACTTCACCGTGAAGTCGAACTGGTAATACAGTTCGTGGCGATTCAGATCGAGAAGCATCCCACCCGCATACTGAATTTCATGCGCCTGCGGATCCGGCTCCCACCCCAGCAGCGCCTTCCAGATTTCCTGCCTGACGTCGTGGACTGCGTCGTAAGAAGCCCACTGCCCTTTTTCATCCCGTTCGTTGCTGAGTACCACGATGACGGAAAAACCCTCCGTCAAATCCTGCCAGTAGTCGGTCTGCGATTTCTGCTCACCCGTGACGTCTTCGACTGGCACAACATACGCGGCTGGTAGTCTGAGCTTTCCGGCCTCCGGTATCGCTTTAAACTGCGCTGCGCCACCCACACGGTTTTCAAACCGGGGGCAACGGCTGCGAAGTGCCGCAATAATCGGGGTTAATTTCATTTTTTCTTCCTTCGCTGAGGACGGAGTGATTTTCGCAATTCGCGGGAGAGCACATAACGTGTCCAGCTGCGGCGTTTATCCAGAACCTCAGTCATGTAGTTGTTACGTGGTGCCACACGCCAGCCGCTGCCGCCTGATGCGCCGCGATGATGGCCTTTCTTACGCTTCGCCCCACGGCGAACACCGTAGAACAGAAAGGCGGGGTAAAAGGCACCGTTGATATGCCGGTTGCCCTCGCCGTTTTTCTGGTTAGGCGCGATCTTCACCATGAGCCCCGGACGTTTTTTTGACGCCCGGGGTACGTAGTAGCCGATAGAACGCGCCAGCTGGCCGGTGCGGTACGAGGGGTTTTCGCCTGGCTTCGAGCGGCCACGTTTCATGACCAGTCGTCGCGCATCACGCATGTGCACCTGACCAATTTTGACGAACGCCCGTCGCATTCTCGCCCGGTTAAACACCAGTTCTTCCGGCTGTACGAAATCAACGTGTAAATATGCTTTCTGCGGCATAGTCACTCCCGTTATCGGTACCCAGCGCTTCGCACTCGAGCAACAGAAAGCGGCGTTTACTGTTCAGATCACGGACCCGTTTAACCCGATAAGAAATATCGTCGTGGAGCACTTCATGATCGGCGGTGATACCGCGGCGAAAACGGATGGTGAAATAGTGCGTCACCCTGTTTTCTATCTGCACAGACCCCTGATAAGCTGCCGCACCGGGTTGCGCTTTTTTGGCCCACGTCCGGATCTGCTCCGGGTACGTCGGCGTTACGCCAAAGTCATCAGCCGGAACATCGACACGCCGCCGGATAACAATGCGCTGGTCAAGTTCGCCCGGGTCGGGCAAAAGGTATGTGGCGCTGGTCTGCGCCTGACGAATTTTCATTGTGGAAAGTACCTGTATGGACCGACAAGCCAGCCAAAGCTCTGTGGCATGTCGAGTTTTTCCACTTCCGTGACGGAAGATCGGTTTTCGTAGAAATGACTGATAAGCATCAACATCCCCAGACGGATATCATCCTGCAGGAGCAGTCCGTCAGGATCGCTGTCCGGAATGGTTTCATCCGGCGCATAGAGCTTCCGGTTCAGATACGTCTCCGTCCGCTTTTGTACCGCTCTGGCCAGCAGTTGCAGGTAGCGCTCATCGGCTTCAAAATCCTCATCCAGCCGGAGTTGAGCTTTAATTTCTTCCACACTCAGAAGCATACTCAGCCCTCTTGACTGGTCGTGGATTTTTTCTCTTTCACCGCTTTATTGCTTTTTGCACTGGTTTCGCACTCTGCTAACCCGGTCTGAAGCGCAATCTCCTGCGCCCGGGCCGGGAGTATCCTGTCGTCGTGTTCACCGGCACGAATGATTTCAACACGCAGACCGTCTGGCGACCATTTGAGATCTTGTTTCAGGATCATGATTCCCTCACCTGTCAGAACAGGGGCGCCGTTCAGCGCCCCGCCAGTGATTACGCCGCAGCGATTTTCAGCAGCTTGATAGCCTGTGAATCGACCAGCATACCCCCGGTGCGCTTGGTGGTATAAAAACCGACAAACGGTTTGTTGGTGTACGGGTCGCGCAGGATGCGGGTGCCGATACGGTCAACGATGGTGTAACCCCGTTTGAAGTTACCAAACGCAATGGCTTTCGCATCGGCGGCGATATCCGGCATCTGTTCGTTTTCAGCGATACCGTAACCCGCCAGTGAGGATGGCTGTCCCAGTTCCAGCCCCGGACGCCACAGATAGTTACCCTCGGTATCTTTCAGCAGACGGATGGCAAACAGGCTGTTGTTGTTCATCATGAACTTCGCGCCGGTACGATGCGCCTTACGCAGCGTGTAAATCAGCTTAATGATGGCATCAGCGGTCACCGCGGTCGCTTCACCGGATACGATGTGCTGAAGTTTACCGAACGCACGAGCCTTATCGGACTCTTCGGTGGATTCATAGGCCAGGAACCCTTTCGGCTTCTTGGTGCCGTCACCAGTGGTAAAGGCAATTTCCTCCTGTTCGGCAAATTCGGTCGCCAGTTCACTGTTGATCCAGGCTTCCACGTTGAAGAAGGCATCATCCAGCATTTTCTGGGTGGCCTGCGGGTTGCCGTAGATTTCCCCCATGAAAGGCTCAATCAGTCCCAGCCTGGAAGTAGCGGTCTGGGAACGCGTGTCAGTTTCGCCGACCCATCCGGAAGCCGTACCACCCAGATTCACCAGTTTTTTATAGTCGGAACCGCCCACGGTGATCACCGTGGCCTCCTGGCGCATCACCACCTCATCTTTCAGCAGGCTGAGAATGCTGCGATCCAGCTCTTCCGGCACGGCATAACCACCATCTTCATCAGTGCCCACCTGCAACGCCTTACGCTCCAGATCGCGCAGACCGTCTTCGCGGCCTTTACGCAGAAAGCCGACGAAAGCGTCTTTATGTTCTGCAGCCACCTTGTTTTGCGCTCCACCTGCCGGACGTTTCAGCTCAAGCAGCTCTTTTTCAAGGTCGCTTTTGAGATTTTCCAGCTCGCTGAGTTTCCCGTTCAGGGTTTCCACCTGCCCGGCAAGCTTGCCCTTTTCCTGCTCAATCGCCTCAACGCGCTTGTCGTTCTTTGCTTTGAAGTCGTCAAACTTCTGTTGAAGTTCCTGCGCGACCTGTTCCACATCTTTAATATCAACCGCCATCGTATTTCTCCTGATTAGAAGTTCAGATTTTTCAGTACATTCAGTGCAGAGCCCACATCCTCAGCGTCGCGCAGGGACAGTGCGCCATAGCCCCCGGCCATGAATGCTTTGGCCTGGGTACGGGAGAGTCCGACATCACGCAGGACTCTTTCGATTTTTTTCTGTTCGGGGATTTCCCCGCGGGCCAGCGCGTTCTTGACGTCGCTGATCCGTGCCTCATCGTTTGACGGGAACGTCACCAGACTGACTTCCCAGAGGTCGATTTCTTTCAGCAGAAAGGCTTCTTTGCTCCGGTCGTATTCCCAGTCTTTCAGTACGTACCCAATAGAAAGGCCGGTTAATGAACCGGCCTTCATGTGTGCATGTGCGCGTTTTGCCAGGGGATCATCATCAATGAGCAATCGCCCCTTAACGTAAAGCCCGACATCGTCTTCCTTCATTTCGGTGTAAACACCGATGGGCTCATCCATGCGGTGCTGCCAGAGCAGCGCAGGTAACGCTTTTCTGTCACTCCACTCCCGCAGGGAAGCAGCAAATGCCCCGGACATCACCACATCATCGTGGCTGTCCTTTACACCAAAGACGGAGCCATACCCTTCAAACTCACCGGAGTCACTGACAGATTTAAGACTCAGCGGTACATCAAGACGTTGTTTCGTCTGCATTGGCGTTATCCTTCTGCTTACCGGCTTTACTGCCATCGGAGGGTTTCGTGGTCATGTTCATCGGTGTGAGATAGACATCACCACCGGGACGCGGATTCATATCTTCCAGGTCGCGGCAGTCATTGGGAGAGTAAATCCCCCAGTTGATCCCGGTGGCATAGGCTTCAAAACGGGACTTCATATCCCCACGCAGTAACGCCCCCGCGTTAAATTTGGCGTAAAAAACGCCCTGCTTACTTTTTCGTACCAGTCCGGTGTTGATCCGCTGTTCGATGCGGGTCAGATACGGCACCAGTGAATAGTTGATAAATCCCAGCCCCAGCTCTTCAATATTGTTGAAGGTGGCGCGATCGGTGTTCTGCACCATGTGCAATGGCACCCGGAACAGACGACAGATTTCTTCAAGCTGAAACTTGCGGGTTTCCAGGAACTGGCTGTCCTCGGCGTTCAGCGCCATCGACTTCCAGTCCAGCCCCATCTCAAGGATCATCGGGCGATGAGCATTACCAAGCCCGGTGTGACGCTCCTCAAAATCTTTCTTCAGGCGCTCATAAGCCTGATCCGACAGCGTCTGCTCTGTACGCAACACACCCGACGTCACCGCGCCATTGCTGAACAGTCTGGCCCCGTGCTCTTCGGTCGCTGCCGCCAGCGATATTGCCTCGCGGGCATAGGCGATGGGATTCAGCCCCACCAGTCCGTCCAGCGTCAGCGTGCGCACATGCCAGATATCCTCCTGGCTCAGTACATCCGTGGAGCCATCCGGGAATGTGACCTGATAGACCGGCTCCCAGCTACTGTTAAGCTTCGGCACCACACAACCGGGATCGACGGGCAGCAGTTCAGCCACTTCGCCAAATGCTTTCACTTTGTAGGCATAAAAGTTGCCCCGCAGGCACAAACAGGTGACCACCAGCTCCCAGAACTCCTGCGGCGTCATATAGCCATTGGGATGCGTGGAGATCAGCTTATGCAGACGTTCGCCAGTGGCTCTCTGTTTCAGGCTGCCGTTCAGGTGATACAGGTTGCAGGGCAACATCCCGACCGACTCTGCCAGCACTCTGACGCAGGAAAAAACCGCCGTCAGTCGCATGGCCCGCTGACTGCTGATCTGCTTTCCGGTATAGGTGTCGTATGACAGCCCGATAGCATCCGCCAGCTCTGCTGGCGTGGTCACCGGCGCGTCACTTTTTCGTTGAAATAATCCAGAAAAGAACACTATTTACCTCCGCCGACAGACTGCTGTGTACGGTCGAGATATCGCGCCACCAGCCACGACCAGAACATGCACAGCGCCCCGGCAACAACAAAACCCGCCGGGGGATAAATCAGCCAGGCACCATACGCCAGCAAAAGCGCACCCAGCACGCCCACCAGAGGCGCGAGAATCAGCATGATCATAATTACCTCAGTTAAAGCGAGCGGATCCCGTAGGACTCAATGTGGTCAGACAGCGTGTCTTCTTTCTCGTACAGCATGGTTCTGCCAACCGCCATAATCAGTGCAACTGCACCATCGATTTTATTTTCCGCCTGCTCCTTAATAGGCTTCACCACGTCATCGTTACCCGGAATGGTTTTGCCGACCACGTTGCCGATACACCAGGTCATGATGGGATTGCCGTCATGATGAAAGCGCCCCGATTCAATCGCCGCTTCCAGTTCTTTCATCGGATCGGACATGTTGGTGTAATTCTGGATGATAGTGACGGGATTCAGGTTTTCATCAGCTAGATCATGTGAAAGCCCGGTGGCACCAAATGGATCAATGGGGGATTCGCTGACCGGGTTCAGTTTGTTCGCAGCTTTGGCCTCTTCAAGGATGTAGCGGTAATCCACCTCCGCACCATCAGTTACTGTCAAAAAGCCCATTTCAACCCATTTCTGAAAACGTTCCGCAGTACGGCGATCCTCATTTTTCTCAACACTGTAGACCGTGTCATACGGCACCCAGAAACGTGGCGCCACGCTGTAAAAATGCGTTTTCCCGTCTATTTCGCGGGTAAATAACCTCGCCATGCTGTTCATGTCCAGCTTACGAGCCAGATCGAACGCCAGTACGCAGGGTTGACCCTCAAACAGTTCCAGCGTCAGCGTCTTATCCTCACAGTTTTGCCAGGAAACCAGATTAAAGAATGCGGTGCGGGCGGCAACCCATACATTGAGATGCTTCGTTTTGAACACACCCGCATGGCGGGCATTGTTAATAGCACGCTGTTGCTGACTGAGAAGGAAGTCGCGGTATACTGACACCCCAATGTTCGGGTTTGCTTTCTCCAGCACTTTTGGATCTGTCCAGTCATCCCCTTCATCAACCGTGTAAATCACGCCAAAAAGTTCGTTGTTCGGCACCGATCCGTTCAGCATCTCAATCACTTCGCGTCGCTTGTCGTAACACGGCCCCTCGATGTTGTAGCCCGCCGTGGTTATTGCCCACATCAGCGGCTGTCGGCGCGCGCCCATACCTGTAAGCATTGTTGTGTAGAGCGCATCCGTAGGGTGTTCGTGGTATTCGTCAACTATTGCGCAGTGTGGTGATGCCCCGTCCCCGGGGTTGCCGATCAACGGCTCGAAGCGGGCACCATCCTCCGGACGGTTCAGGTTTGAGGCATTCACCTCTATACCGAATGCCTCCACCAGTAGTGGTGTGCGCTTACACATCAGACGCGCGGGACGAAATACCTCCCACGCCTGTTTTTCAGTCGTGGCGCCGGAGTATACTTCCGCACCGAATTCGTTATCACAGGTGAAACAGTAGAGAGCTACACCAGCTGAAATAGCCGATTTCCCGTTCTTACGTGGTATCTCTGTGTAGACCTCACGAAAACGACGAAGCTTTGTTCCCTTCTGTACCCAGCCAAAGGCACAGCACACGATGAAAAGTTGCCACGGTTCCAGGGTAATCGGCATACGTTTGAACGCCCATTCACCTTTTGTATGTGGAAGTAACTGAATAAACTTTGCAGCTTTCTCAGCCATGTCTTTATCAAAGCGGTACCGAAACCTTTTACTCTTCTCCGCCGCCATATCATCAATGTGACGCTGGCAGGCCTGAATGACATACTGACATGCCGTGATTTTTCCCCGCACAACGTTGCGGGCATACTGATTAGCGGCGTTAACGTTGGGATATGATTTCCGGCTCATGAGTTGATCATCTTCAGGAATGGGTTAGATGTTTTCTTCTGTCCGGCCAGACCAATAAGGCGCTGTCGACTACTGGGGTCAAGGCCCAGCATAGAACCAGTAGAACTCATCTCCGATTCCTGTTCTTTCTTGGCAGTAAGTTCAGGGTTCTTTATTTTCCCCCCCATAGCGCCAGTTATGGTGTTACCTTCTTTTGCGATATTTTTTACTGCTCTCCGCCAGAACTCGTAGGCGACACACCAGCGCTCCAGTACAGCCAAATCCGTAACACACAGCAGTCCCTGACCACACAATTCTTTGGTGGTCAGTTCCCACATAACTGATGCCAGAGGCATATCTTCTTCGTTAAACCAGTCCGGAGGAGAAACCCCATTTATTGGTGTGAATACTGGTTCTTCTTTATTCAGGGCTCGCTTTCCGGGGTTCCCGGCCAGCTCCTTGCGCGCCGTAGGCTTGGGGCGACGCCCGGAACGCCCCGCCGTTCCAGCCATATGCGGCACTCCTGGTTAAATTTCATTTTTCGCGGGTATAAAAATTCGAGGGGGCGGGCAGTCCGGAAGACGTCAGGCCACAGGGATTTACCCCGCCCCCCCTCTGGCTGTGGAAACTGGTTTTTATTTCAGCCGTTCACGAGCTGTCTTCGCCTTATGGCAGGGCCAGCACAGACTCTGCAGATTACTGTCGGCATCAGTTCCGCCATGCGCTTTAGGAATAATGTGGTCAACGGTTTTCGCCTCACGCACCACACCGGCACGCAGACATAACTGACACAGGCCTTTGTCACGCTTCAGGACACGCGCGCGGATACTGTCCCACTTCGAACCGTAGCCGCGCTGATGACGGGATTGTCTTGGCTTGTATTGCTTCCAGCCTTCGCTTTTGTGACTTTCACAATAGCCTGACGGATCAGTGGTAGTTTGGCGGCAACCACGAACGCGGCAGGCTTTTGGGATTCTAGGGGGCATATAAAAAATTTATAATAAGTAAAATAATAAAGAAAAATGCTCAAAGGCAATTACCTTGACTCAAATACAAATCTAGAAGAGATGAGCTTATCAAGCATTTTCATAAGTAAATCCTTACTCTCACCACCATTTATATATTTATTAAAGTTAGACTCGAACTCATGCCAAACTTTTTCTAACTCAGTATTATCAAATAAGTGCTCTGTCGCAAACCATGAAGATTGGCAACAATCGAAAATACTCAAAAGCTCATCAAATCTTTTAACATTCTCTTCTCCCAACTCAATTTGCTGGCTAATAAGATCTACATCTTTAAATAGCCATTTAGCAATAACTTGCTCTCGTTCATCATTGAGTTGCTCGGGGTCAATATTGACAGGCATAAATAATAGAGCTGTCTTTAATTTCTTTAATGCATTCCTAAAATCTATTTTTACTTTTGTTTTCTCTTGTTCCCGCCACGTAAATAATGCCTTGAACGCCAAAAACAAAGTAACAATAGTAGCTCCAGCACTCACCCAAGTTGCAATCATTGCCCAACAAGCCCACTCAGCAGCAGCACGGTTTGCTACAAGTGTCTCATATGCAATATAATTTTCGTTCATTTTTACCTCACTGTTAATAGTGAGAGTATTGTAACTAAAAGCATAATAACTAGAACAGTCAAATAAAAATATTTCACCTAATGAATATTATTATTCAAATGTAGATTGTACTTTTGCTCTCCTAGCCTACGAAGATCAGACTTATCACGGTTACATAGCCCCAGTGCTGATAGCAGACTTACATTCAAACTAAGACTATCCCCATAAGTCAGAGGATTGGGTATAACTGGCTGTGGAGTTTCAGCGAGCAGGTTCGCCGGTAACGGCATCGTTGGAACCTGCACGTATACTGTCCGCGTACTTCCGCAACCGGTCAGCAGCGACATCAGGCACAGGACGTGAAGCACAATCATCATCCGCAACAGCCACTTTGATATCTTCCTGGGTTCTCTGTGACTCCAGTGCGATCTGCTGTTTTGCATGTTGATTCGCCTCCTGAATGATGTTCGTTATTGCCATAGTACGCAGAACATTCGCGGTGATAGCCTCAGTAGAATCAGCTCGCTGTTCCGCAGCATCAGCACGCTTCTGCTCCTCCAGAAACTTTCCATGATAGTGATTCGCTGACCAGACAAGACCACCAGCGACACAAGCAATAAACGTTAAAATGAGCGCCCAATAACTCATCTTCATACCAGCAGCGCCGCCCGCGCCTTGTTGTATCGGACCTTACGATCCTCAATACCGTTCAAACCGCCGTTAATGATGCGCGTAACACGGTTAATATCGGCACCGTAGATCATGCAACCTTTAGAGGTGTAGAACCATGCAGCTGAGCGCGCAGCCTGTAGTTCCTGTTCCAGTTGTTCAGGTGAAGTCACCAGATCTAACTTCAGCGCCGCGCCACAGATGCGATAATTATGGAGGCCAGTGATTTGAATTAATCCTCTACCGCGATATTTCCAGCCATCACCGGGTGCTTTGTTACCCAGCCGGTTGCTATACACCAGATTGGCAATAGCATCCTGACGAGCTGCATGTCCGGATGTTCTGCCAAGGGCATCAGCCTGCTGCTGTGTGATCCTCTTTCCGAACGTCGCCACCAGCGCAGATGGCGTGTAGTTAAAATTTTCAACTACGGCGCTAAACCCCATCGACTCATGGCCTACCTGAGCGATAAACATCGCCTGATCCGCTGGTGCTGTAATGCCGAATTCCTTCATCGCCGCATCAATGTGCGGAAACCAGCGCGCAGCCAGCCCGGCGCTAATACCAGCCGCCTGCTGAAATTGTTGTTGATTCATCAGTGCCTCAGAGCATCAACCAGACGCGCCACATTACCGCGAGCCCACAGCACAGCGGCGCAGATAAGGATATTCACCATCACCACCAGCCAGTGGGATGATTCATATAAACCAAAAACAAACCGGAAAGGGACACTGGCATACACCAGCACCATGACATAGGCCAGTAACGAAATCAGGGGGCGGTGTGTCGCATCACCGCGTCGGTAAAACATCAGAACGATGACTATTACCCCACAAATTACGGCATTCAGAACTGCAGAAGGGTCATTTGCTACCATCTGATCCCCCTCCCCTGATACGAGAGAGAATACTGAACAGAGTGTTCAGATCCTGACTGTTGAGAAAAGTGAGAAACTTTATACACATTGCAGAAATAATTACTGCGCCAAGTGCATCCAGTGGTTTTTCATAATGCGTTATTGCCGCAAGCTTAGTACCTATCAACCCGGCGCCAAGCACTCCCACAATAAATGACGTGATAAAATAAGCGACCAGCCTGATGCGTCCGATGTTGATTGCCGTGGCGACATAAAACACCGCGCCGGCAAAAGCGCCGAATACCACACCATAATCGGTTCCGGTTGCCAGACCAAATACACTGGCCCCCATTAATCCACCAGCCAACACTGTCGCACTGGATACAGGTTCGGACATTCATCCCCCTCTGGTTATGTGGGTCCTCTCAGTTATGAGGGGAAATAAAAAAGGCTGCCTGATGGCAGCCCTGATAAGGTTTAAGTCATTTAAACTGGCGGCTGTAACGGCCCAGACAGTACTTCTGCTTCACCGTTATGGCAGATATCATCACCCCTTGTCAGATGCCAGACACCGACAATATGCTGTCCTGATTCCAGATCGTCAACTGTGTCATTCGTATAGTATGCCACCTGAGCAACACCGTTATGCTGAATCCAGTAATACCCTTCTTTCATTCACACCTCCGCAAGACTAAGCAAATAGTATAAGGCGAAGCAGAAAATGCCGCGGTGCAAGAAACCACAACTCAAATCCTGTTGTACAGGCTGCTCTTTCCAGTCATAGCCTCACCACCGATAGCTCAGATGGCGCAGTGTGTGATGAAAAGGGTCAGGCTTCACGGGCTGGATTTATCAACAAAACACGTAGCGGATGGTGCCCGGTGCCTGAAAAAGAAAAAGGCCACCGAAGCGACCTAATGAAATTGGTAATGTGGATACTGCCAAGTTAAATCCGTTAAAGCCTATTAAGAGATTCAGCCTGTATTTCTTGAAGTACCGCTGCCGGCGAATCAGCCTGTACGATTCCCGAGAAGACACAATCTGGATCATTAATCATGTGCCTGGACTTCGCTCTCTTTGCCTCATTCCGGTCCGAAAACTCCTCGGAAACATTTAAATGCTTACCCGATGACATCCCTTTCGGCTTGTATTGAAAAACGTAATAGAACCCCATATCGCCCCCTGTGATTTGACACCAAGGGAATATACCACCCAAAAAACAAAAACCCCGCCGGAACGAGGTTTGTTATGATTTCGTTAACGGTAGACATACAAAGCCCATCGTTAGGAAAATCCTAACCATATTTTTTGAAATATGCAAGCATTATGTCGCCATCTTCGTTGAAAATCTTTCATCTTGTCACCTTTCTTAATTGCGCTTCTGCATATGCTTCTTCCTGCCAGCATTTTGTAACCAGTTTATCAATGACGTTCGCATAACCTTTGTACCACTGATAATCCGTCAGATCCGGTACCAGTTTCTGGACATGGTGCCGCGCCAGTGTGGTTGGTAAACGACTAAACCGGTTTCCATTGCAACGCCCACAAATCTTATAAACAGGCGCGCCATGAAGCCGGGTTCTTTTTTCATCCAGGACAATACCTTTACCCTTACACCCTCTGCACACCGTGCTGACTTCTCCCTTACCATGACAATGCTGACATAGTTCCTTCTCCCACTCCTCTTTGATGACGGGTTCACCATTTCTGGAGTGTTTCACCACTTCACGCAATACATGATGAAATCCCGTACCAGCACAATGCTCACAGCGAGCCTTGCTTGCAGCAGATCTGGAATAATCAGCAAATGCAAAATTCACGAGGTAAGGAATAATCTGTAACCGAGTTTCTTCACTCAATTTATTCAGTGTCGGGTTATCCAGTGCCATCGCGTAATTGAGCAGACCTTCAATCGCAAACTGAGGATCCTGAACACCAACTTTTGCCAGGAATAAGGCAAACCCAAGCGGTGCTTTCGACTGCACCATCCCCTGCGCAGCCATCACATCCGTAATCGATAAACCACCTGAGCCTGTCGCCGGTGCGTCATCGCTCAATTTTGGAGATTTTGGGGAGTAATATTTTGGTAAGGCTTCAAGGTTCATGCTCGTTCTCCACTTACGCCAGAACGCCTATTGCCAGCGCACGATCGATAAAACGAAATATCAACTCCAGTTGAGAGCCGTATTTCTCTTCGAATGCCACGGTGTCCGCATGTAACTCATTGTGATGCGTTCTGCACAACGGCAGCACAAAGAGGTCATGCGCCTTCGTTCCCATCCCTCCCTGACCGTGGCCTATCAGGTGGTGCGGATCATCCGCCTGCTTCCCGCAGCAGGCGCACGGCTGGGATTTAACCCAGCGGGTATATCTCTCATTGACCCATCGACGGCGTTTCGGACGTAACATGAAGCTTTCCGGCGATTCCGGATCAACCCTGAGCGCCAGTACCTTTTTCGCCTTATCCTGTACAATGCTGGTGGCCGGCACCGAGGGAACAATTTCACTTTCACGGGTAGCTGACTGGACAATTGCCTTCGGCATCCTTAATGCTTTTCTCGCAGCGCTCTCCGGTAAGACTTCTGCCAGGTCATTGCGTACCATCCACCAGCACAGTTCCGGGAGAGTAACTGCGTGCATATCGTCAAAACCCAGATCACGACAAACAACCGATAAAACCCATTTTGTCGTGTTCTCCACAGCTATTGATTTCAGCCGTTCCGTAAACTGTTCGCGCAGCAGGTTATCGCAGTGCCAGCACAGTCGGATTGCCCCCGGAGCGTGGCGCATGGTTGTCATCTGTTCGCTGTGCCAGTCTGAATGCGGCCACTGACAGCCATTCCCCCGGAGTAGCCAGCTTTCCAGACTATCCAGACCACCAGCACGATAGATAACCGACTCATTACGGAACACATCACGAACAGCAGGATCATCCGCCAGCGGCTGTGATACCGCCGGGACCGCGCCGCTGGCGAAAGATGAAAATTGCTCCGGCTCTGGTTCAAGCAGAACACGCCCCTGCATAAACAGGGGCATCAGTTCCGATCCCGGCCTGAACAATACAACTCCCATACGAGGAGCAATTTCAGGGGTCAGTAACGCTCTCACGATCACCTCAATGAACGGTATCGAGCAGCTTCAGCAGCTCAGGAAATTTGGACTCGAAGAAATGCGGCTGCGTCTCGCGAGGGTTTGCCGGGCTGGTGATGTTTTTGCCGAACATGCAGCCCTTCGCCGTCAGCGACCAGAATTTTTTAATGCCGTTAATCGCGGAACGACTGTAACGCTCACGATGTTCAACAACACCCAGCTTCGCTAACTGCTGATACACCTGATTAGCCGTCATCCGGATACCATGCTGTTTTAACAGCGCGCTCAGTGCAAGCGTCGGGCGGCTTGAACCATCCGGCGCGCCAGCCGGAGCATCAATGGCATATTGTGGCGCCAGGTTAGGTAGTCCCACTGCCTCCTGGAGTTTCTGGCACGCGCCCAGTACCGATGAATTGGACAGGTTTAACTCTTTGCGCATAAAACCCAGCAGAATCACCCCCGCCTGCATCTTATCGGCAGCCATACCAGAAGATGTTTGTGGCGCACTGGTAATCCGATCGAACGTGCGGATCACCTTGAGATGGAAAGATGGGCTGATCCACATTGCATAAGCAAACACCAGTTCTTTGCATACGTATGTACCTTGTTCAGCACCACCGCGAACAGTATTTACTGGAGCGATACCCAAATTTTGGGTATCACTACCGCCCTGAAAAAAGCTAACGGATTGATTTTGTTCCGAGGGTGGAATTCCGCCCTCGGTGAAAAGTTGCTCAATCAGCTCACGGGTTTGCTTATTATCAAGCCAGTACTTCGGACGGTATTTCTGCTCTCCACCCGCAGCCCGGTGTAAATCGTTAAGACAATAGCGCCCATGAGCGTCGCGGCGAACTTCGATACCATCAATGACCATTAAATTATTCATGCTTCTTTCTCCATTTTCAGGCGGCTGCACCCGCCCCTGTTTCAAATTTCGTGATCGTGATTTCTACCTTCCCCTTCGGGAAAACTGGTCCCCACTCCACCAGCATTCTCTTTACCTGGCTGTCGTCCTCCCAGACTCCTGCGTGAGTCAGTGCGTCGAACAGCGCTTTGTTGTAATTGTCCAAATCCCTGATCCGCTTATCTGGCGGATACAGGATGATTTCTACCGCTGCTAGTTCAGTCGATGGCTTCGGGAGACGTCGTAATTGCTCAATGATCGCCACGCAGGCAGCGCTCTGGTATTTACGACCAACAGCGCTAATGAGGTGACGACCGGCCAGCGGCCCCTTGTTAGGGGCGCGCCAGTAAGTGTTCACGCTCGGAGGAAAAGGCAGGATCAGTTTCACACGGCCTCTCCCCGCATATTGCGAACAAGTTCAGAAGCTGCAGTAATGATTTCGCTGGTGGCCGTTCGTTCCAGCCAGAGTTGATTAATGTTGGCTTTCAGCTTGTTCTGCTGTAATGCGTCCAGAGAATCCGTCCCCTCAACCTGGTTGAACACCAGACCAACCTCAAGCGGCCAGATACGCGAATCCACATCAGGTAATACTGCTGGCGCTACAATGGGTTCTTCTTGCTCTGGAACCGTGGTGGCTGGTGGCTGAACCTTTCCCGCAGCAAATTCGACCAGTGACATAAACGCCTTCCCTTTTTCCTCCAGTTCGGTACGGCTGATGTAGCTGAAATGCTCGCCGCGCCAGGATTTATCGAAGATTGCAATGGCGCCAGCAAAGAAAGCACCAGTGGGTTTCTGCTTATTGTCCGCAGGAACAAACCACACTGGGAGATCGAAACCAATACGACCGCGGATAAACATGATGTGGTCAGCGTCTTCCGGCCACCACGTTTCACTTGTCGCTGCTTTAATGAGGAACACGTAACGCCCACCCTTTTCACGCATCGCCATTGTGTGATCCATGATGTGGGTCATGCCGGTGATCGCCTGCTTCTCGTGGTACTGAGAGCGGCTATAGGGTGGATTACCGAATGCGGCCCCGCCGATTGACTCCAGCATTTCAGCCCAATCTTGTACCAGCGCGTTATCATCGGCGGTGTACCACACAGGGCACTTAGCGTTATCGTCGTCAGCAAAGAGATCCAGCGTTAGGGGACCGAATATCGCATTAATGCCCCAAAAAAGCAGGTCTGGTGTCCGCCACTGATCGCCGACTTCTTTCAGTTCATGTGCTGATTTGTTGCGCAGTTCTGCCAGCGCCTGGCAATATTTATTGCTCATTAAGACCCCACATAATTCCCTGACAGATACCACTCACTACCTGATGCAACATACTTTCTGCTCTTCCGCAAACACCGTTCACGGCGCGCCAGAAAGGCGCTACGTTCCGACGGGATATGACTTTCCCGGAATGCCTCCATCCATACCGTAGCTGCACGACGGAACAACCCTCCAGACTCCAGTGTTTCTGCCTGACGTATCAGATGCATAATCACCTGCGGGTCGTTGGTTCCGACATAACAGCTCCGCACAGGTTTAGTCCCGATATCTGGCTCCTGATCCGGCTGTATGTCTGTCTCAAGAGCAAATGCCTGCGAGTTTTACCTTCAAAGCGATGAGCAACACGCCCGCACTGGCGTAACTTACTTGTCGACTGCAGGACGCTTTTACGCGGGAAATCTGCAAAAGCATTCGCTATATCGCTGGAAGTACATCCCGGATGGGATTCAATGAATTTCTGAACGTCTCCCATAAGACTCATATCACCCCCTGAACCCTGTCGGGATCTGGCTGTAATCCACATTCCCGTAGCTGGATTTGAACATGGGATCTTCACGGTTTTCGAAACGTCCGCCGATGGGTGCGGACAAACGCAGTGACAATTCATCCCACTTTTCCCGGAGCTTTGAGGGGCTGAGAATGTTACGGCACCAGAACGGATCACGGCTGACCCGGCTGTACATTTCGCAGATCTGTTTGTGGGTACGCCCGTCCTGAGCACACATCAGGCGAATTTCGTTTGCCCAGGCGGTCCAGTTAGGTTCTTTCGGACGAACCAGCTCGCCGTCACTCTCCGCGGCCTGTTCGTACAGCGCGATGATTTTTTTCCAGATCCACTGAGCACAGGTCAAATCGTCCTGCGTTCCCCACTGACGCTTTTTAGGGCTCAACACAGCGGCATCCGGATGACGGGTTAAAAACTCCTGGTCTGTCATCTGCTGGTCCGGTTGCGAAGCGTCCGGACAAGAAGGGGTTTTATTAACTTGTGGATCTTGTTTTGATTTTACTGACGGATCCCCGCCAGATTCTGACGGGTCAAAACCGCCGTTTTTGCCAGATTTCGACGGGTCAGATTTTGATGGGTCAGATTTTGATGCGTCAGATTCTGATGGGTCAGATTTTGACTGGTCAGGATCTGACAGGTGAGCAAATGCAGCCGCCTGCAGCTTTGCCACATTTAGCTGATAAACATTGGAGGCATTACGGTTTCCCTGACGTCTGGCTTTACGTGATAACCAGCCGTCAGCTTCCAGTTTTGCTATCGCCGTTCTGACTGTACTTACCCCGGCCCCAAGCTGACGAGAAATTGTCTCAATGGATGGCCAGCAGACCCCTTCGTCATTGCTGAAATCAGCCAGGCGAGCCATGATAGCCACACTGGATAATTTCATTCCCGAAGCTGCACAGGCATCCCACACATAGCCTGTTAATTTAGTGCTCACGCTCGCCCCCTATTTCCCTGAACTTGCGCTGGAATTGCTCGAGCGGGCTAAAGCACTCATGTTTATATCCTTGCCGCAGATAGATAACGCGTTGTGTTTCCGGTTCCCAACGGATAACCCGGACTGGGACGCCACGGTGATCTTTGAACCATCGGTTAAGTTTTCGCATGAGAGTTTCGCCCTCCGGTAGAACACCCCCACAATTCCTTTAGCTCTACTGTGGTTACAGGGAACCCAACGACCTGATACCATCCGCTCATACCGAAACAACGGGAAACCAGGAACAGGGATTCCCCGTAGTTGCGGTAATCGGTTATTTACCGTTAAACTGTTCATGCGTTGGTTTTCTCCATAAAATTTGACGCCACGGCGCCCGGAGCTGCACACTCGCGGGCGTCACCCTTTTCTGGCACGCAAAAAACTCTGTATACCAGTGTCGAATGCTGTTGCAGCTTTGCGATCGCCTGATACAACTCCTCATCAATCACGGCTTTTTCATGTGGCTCAATAACGCCATCTTCGATAGCCACCCTGATTTGCTGGGAATAACTGGTGATCTGCTCAATCGCTTCCAGCAGGCGCTGATTAATATCTGCGTTATCCACTTCCTCCATATCTGCCAGCGGAACAAAAACGCCACCTGATGCCCTGGCTACTGAATGTGCCAGGTGATAGGTTCCTCCGGCACGTTGCAGTACCAGCGCCCACCCAATCGGGAAGATCTGATCACCACCAGTACGCAGGCGGTTAAACAGAGCATCTTTGGTGACATCCAGCCATTCCGCAGCTTCTTCATAACCGCCATGCAGACTGGAAATCGTCTTTTTAATCGCAGCCACCAGCCAGCGGGGCTGCTTTTCAACTTTCCATTCAGGTTCATGTCCCACGGATCTACTCCTTCTGCTGTGGTACTAATTCATTGAGGCTTTGCTATTGTTTTGAATAAATATCCGGGCGAAGATCTGATTTTGTAATTTCTCCGGCGGTTTCTTCCTCAAGTTTTTTTGCTAAGGAAAAACCCGCTTTTTTGTATCCGTTAAAAACCAGACGCAAATAGCCCGTAGTTGAGCCAACATTGCCAGCCAATTTGCACTGTTGCTCTTTTGTTAAAGAGTCCCAATACTCTTTCATAATATGTACCTCCGATGTACATATTACACGAAAAACATGAACCATCAAGGTACTTGTACCAGCAAGGTACACGTTGTTTAATTTCTTAATGAAAACTATCCAAGAGATAAGGCGTTTAAACGCCAGAAAATTGAGAGATGGTGTCGGTGGGAATTCTTTTTTTGCCAACATAATCGATCGTGAACCCACCCAAACCAGTAGGTTTATGGGGGAAGGTGCCACCAAAAATATTGGTGACGCTATGGCTCGGCATATTGAAAAGTGCTTCGATTTGCCGCAAGGATGGCTAGATCAGGAACATCAAACAACTAACATTGCAAAAAATCCAGATGTTTCAGATACTAGCAGACAAATTACTATGGTACCTGTTATATCCTGGGTGCAAGCAGGAGTATGGACCAAAGTCGGTTACGCTGAGGTAGATTTGAGCAGCACAGAGACATACCCTTGCCCTGTTCCCTGTGGACCAATGACTTATATTTTACGTGTTATTGGTGATTCGATGATTAATGAGTATCGACCCGGCGATATGATTTTTGTAGATCCAGAAATCCCGGCTATTCATGGCGATGACGTCATCGCGCTAATGCATGAAACAGGTGAAACTACATTTAAAAGACTTATTGAAGATGGAGGTCAGCGGTTCTTAAAGGCATTGAACCCTAATTGGCCGGAGCCATATGTCAAAATAAATGGCAATTGCTCAATCATAGGAACAGTTATTTTTTCTGGAAAACCAAGAAGATATAAAAACAGACCATAATGTAAAATGGTAAAACCTGCTTCGGCAGGTTTTTTTACACTTGACAATGTACCCCAAAGGTACATAATGTACCCAACAGAAACAGCGAACAGGCAGGACGCCCACGAAGTAGCAGCCGGTGGCATACGAATGACCGGATGATTCGCTGAAAGGTGTCTTCGGGAGGGGTTGCGGAACTGGATTGACCACCAGCAACAGATAACTCAGCCGACAACACGGAGCCGTTTAACCCACGGCGTCGGAGTGTAAATACCGTAGGGGTTGTACCGACTGGTCATCGGTGCCCCGCCCGAAGATACCTGTAGCCAGTGCAAGCGATATTCTGGCGGCCCGTTCCATTACGTTAGCGGAAACCGCCAGCTTTTTCAGAAGAGCAACAGATAAGAGTTTTTCCGCGCGGTAAAGCGCTTCTGTAAGAAAGAGAACTCTTATCGTTGTGGTGAATGCGGCTCAGCGCACGCGGGAAAGGTTGAAGCTGACAGTCGATCCTCTGTAGTTAAGCACCCGTCTGGCGTGCAACCTTCGCCAGATACCGGGAGGCACCCGGCACCACAACGTTATTGCTGTGTGAAGTCTTGTCGGCGTCCGGCTCTTCCAACAACAGGAGGAAGGCGACAGTGTTCTGCCGTGACGCCGACCTTTTTACACAACAGAAAAGAGCATCTCCGCGCGACGGGCTCATTACCCAATCCACCCGGAAAGCTGTTACAGCAGGTGCTCTTTTCTGTTTTGTGGAGAAACCAACTGGCGGTGGCAACCGCCATCTTGAGGGGTTAACGATGAATGATGACCGCATGACCGTAGTGCCCGACTTTCTGGGCGAACTGGATGCCGGCGTGTTCATGAACAAAATCGCGGCAGCGCTGAATACTGTCGGATTAGGCGTTCTGAATAACGGCAATAAAGGCAAGGTAGTCCTCACCTTTGATTTTGAGCGCATGGGAAATTCAGTCGAAGAGAAGCGCGTCAAAATTAAACACAAGCTGCAGTACAGCACTCCGACGCCGCGCGGTAAAGCGTCAGAAGAGGACACAACAGAAACCCCAATGTGGGTTAACAAGGGCGGAAAGCTCACCATACTGCAGGAAGATCAGGGGCAACTGTTCAGTATTAAAGGCACTACTGACGGAAAGCTTAAAGCGGCTCAGTGAACCGCAGCTAACCAATTCACTGCCACCACTTCGATCATTAGTTAATAAGGAATTTTTATGTCTCAGTTAGACAGCGGCACTTTTCAGCAGGTAAAAGACCTGGTTCTTTCTGGCTATCGCCTGAACGATATTCAGGGGCTGGCTTGCCCGACAGCATTATTGCCTGCCGGGACAGGTGTTGAAAGCCTAGAACGCTTTGCTATGGAGCGTTTCCGCTTCCGCGGCGCCATGACTACCACCAGCATTGAAGACTTTGTCCGTTATTCAAAGGGCTATGCCAGTGCAACCGAAAAAGCACGCTGCTTTATTGATGCTGACCATATGACAGCTCGCTCAGTTTTCAATATTGGTACGCTGGATAACCCCGGTCATGCAGACAACGTTGCTTCTATCACGCTGAAACAGACTGCACCATTCCGCGCCCTGCTCCAGATCAACGGGGAACGCCTGAAACAAAAACAGATCGCCGAATGGCTTGAAGACTGGAGCGATTATCTCCTGGCGTTCGATTCTGACGGTAAAACAATGCAGATTTCACAGGCCGCCCAGGCTGTTCGCCGCATTACGATCCAACAGGCAACCCAGCAGGATCATGACGATGGCGATTTCAGCGGTAAGAAATCCCTTATGCAAAGCATTGAGGCCAGCAGCAAAGACGTTATGCCGGTGGCTTTTGAGTTCAAATGTGTTCCGTATGAGGGTCTCGGTGAACGTGCGTTCAGCCTCCGCAACAGCCTGTTGACCGGTGATGAACCTCGCTTTGTTCAGCGTATCGTACAACTGGAAGCGCAGGAAGAAGCGATCGCCAATGAATTCCGCGACCTGCTTATCAGCAAATTCGACGGTGAATCAGTAGAAACGTTCATCGGTAACTTTAAAGCGTAATTGCTCTGCATTAAATCCCCGGCGCCGCGGGGATTTATTGAAGCGTAATTCTGTTAATTATCGCCACCCGGCGAGGGATTCGCACAACCAAAATTCACGCGGTGCAGCGCGAAATAAATTATAAGGAGAACCAACGATGAGTTTTATTCAAACACTTTCAGGTAAACAATTTGATTATCTCAGCGCAACTATTGACGACATTGATATTGAAGATATTGCCGTGGCGCTTTCCAATATTTGCCGCTTCTCCGGACATCTCCCTGAATTTTATAGCGTGGCGCAGCATTCCGTACTGTGCAGCCAGCTTGTATCACCGGAGTTTGCCTTTGAAGCCCTGATGCACGACGCAGCCGAAGCGTATTGCCAGGATATCCCTGCCCCATTAAAAGCGTTACTGCCTGATTATCGCGAGATTGAGAAACGTACCGATCAACTGATCCGCTTTAAGTTTGGCTTGCCACTGGAAGAAGCCAGCGTAGTGAAGTATGCAGATCTGACCATGCTGGCAACTGAACGCCGCGATCTGGATATTGATGACAGTATTCCCTGGGTAATACTGGAAGGTATCCCCCCGACAGATTTATTCGAAATCTACCCACTTCGCCCCGGTCTGGCTTTCGGCCTGTTTATGGCCCGCTTTAATGAACTGATGGAGCTACGCCAATGTGCTGCATAAAAGATAAAGAGTCTGTAGTGAAGGCAATCAGATCAAGACGTTTGTGGGAGCGCGTTGAAGGCGGTGCAGCATGAACATCGACAAACGTGCGCTGCGTGAAGTGGCGGAGAGGGCGACACAAGGGCCGTGGGAAATGGAGCAGGAAAATATCTGGTTTACCGATGAAGATGGGTATACCAAACACCTGGCTTATGTGGAGCAAGGTGATGATGTTGATGATAAGCAAGACCATTACAACACTGCCTACATCGCCGCAGCCAACCCAGCCACCATGCTGGCGCTGCTGGATGAACTGGAGCATTACAAATCACGCGAAGAGCGAGTTACAAAGCTGGTTCTGGACAACTCGACAAGCTGGGATGCTCTCTACAAGAAGCTGGAAGCCGCAGAGAAGCGTATTGCTGAACTGGAGGCGCGGACGGTCAACCTGTCAAAACTCAGCGTTGGAGAAGTCATGCACATGAGCGGATTCAGCCGGGATTATGCCGAGGGTTGGTGTGCTGGTAATGACAATGCGATACACGAAATACGTACAGCTGGGATCAAGGTTAAGGAGTGAGCATGGCTAAGACACAAATGCAGTTAGCTAATCGTGCATGGCGTACCGAAACAAAGGCTTTGGGATGGCATCAGGGGCAAAGCTGGAAAGGTGGCCGTAAAGCGTGGAAAGCATTCTGTCGGGAGAATGCCGCAATCACAGTTGAAGAACGCTTGAAAACTGACCCGCCGTTTACGGACCAGGCTGATGCTAACTGGCATGTTGCAGAAGAATTAACCTACTGGACGAATTAACCATGAAAACCCAAATTGCAGAAGCAAAGATTCTCGACAACAACGGCACCTACTTTATCAACGGCTCCATCCTGCCTGTTTATTTGAATGAAGACGGCGATACATACCTGATTGAGGAATACGAGAAAGGTGAGCCTTGCGAACACATTATTAAAGACCTGTTCGCTGATGGTGTTCTGGTTGCTGTCAATCCAATTGGCTACAACTGAGGACTGACCCATGACAACTAACAAACTAACAGACGAAACGCTGAGCGCCTGGAAAACTGAGGCGAAAATTTCACTGGGTGAAACGGCGAGGGATTCGGTGGAGTATTCCCACCACGAAGCGATCCTGACCTTGGTAACAGAGATACAGGAACACCGGAAAGCGGCGGCAGAGCCAGTGCTGTACGTAATGGGGATGGGGTGTGCATTTGACGCCGAGACAGCGTCAACTTGCAAAGGGGCCGTGGACTCCTGGGTAGGCGAGTGGAACCAGGAGCGCCTACCTGGACAGGAGGAATACAAAACCGTACCACTGTACGCCACCCCGCAGCCACTTAATGATGCAGAATGGGCAGAGCTACAGGAACGCCGCAAGGCTGATATCGCGGAGCCAATTTACCAATGGCGTGAGGCTTTTGAAGAAGACTCACTATGGGATGACTGCACTAAATCTCAGTACGATGGTTTTGCCAAAAAAGCAGACTGTGAAGTACGTATTCTCTACACCGCCCCGCCAGCGTCAGAACGCGAACATATTCGCCGTGAACACGCTGAATGGTCTGATGCCACGTTCGGCGATGTTGGTCTGGTCGGTCCGCTGAAACACCTCTCGAAAGAAGCGCTGGAAACTGCCGCAGAACCTGACGACCTGAGCGAATGGGTTGACATGCAATTCCTGTTATGGGATGCGCAACGTCGTGCCGGTATCACTGACGAGCAGATTACCCGGGCGTTGACAGAAAAGCTGGCGATAAACAAGTCCCGCCAGTGGCCGGAGCCGAAAGACGGCGAGCCACGACTGCATATCAAAGAGCAGCCAGTGCCGGTAGTGCCTGAAGAAATGAACTTTTCCACCGCCTGCAACTTTGTGCAAATCAACGGAATGGCGAAGGAGGACCGGGCAACTCTTGCAATGAGAGCATGGAACGCCTGCCGCAATGCCATGCTAAACGAAGGTAAATCGTGAAAGAGAATCAAATAACAGCATCAATGGCGAAAGATATTGCCTTTAAGCTTGGCGCAGTCCTGAACGACGAAGAAGCAGAAATTTTTGCCGATGGCTATAACGCCGCCATGCTTCAGGGTGGCCAACCTGTAAGCCAAACTTACGGGTTGCCACAAACGCAGTTTGAACAGGTTGCTGACCTGTACGCCCTGTGCTGGCAATCGGGGGAAGTAGTGACTTATACGCCTGACCCAGAAAAGGCGACCATCTGGATAAATAACTACTCGGGAACTTGCGTTCAGGAATACGTGAAGCTTGAACGACTGCAAGAAGCGCTGGCAGGCAACTCTCCGGTAATTCCGGGTGTTTATCTGGCTGATATTAATACCGACCACCAGCACTGATATTTGATGTTACAGCCCGGGTGCAGCCGGGCTTTGTGGAGAAAAATAAATGTCACGAATGATCCCCTTACTCGACTGGGCCAATGAGGAGTTCGGAGCGCAAGCACCAAGTGAGCGTATCCTTAAGAAATACGCTAAAGGCAAAATGATGATACCTCCAGCTGTTAAAGTAGGTCGTTACTGGATGGTAGACCGTAATGCTCGATTTGTTGGTACGCTTGCCGAACCGAAAATTCCGTCAAACGCCAGTCCAAGATTACAACGGATTATTGCAGATGGCTGCTAGACCACGTTCTCACAAAATTTCAATTCCGAATCTATACTGCAAGCTTGATAAGCGGACGGGCAAGATTTATTGGCAATATAAACATCCTGTTTCCGGACGCTTTCACAGCTTGGGTACTGATGAAGTGGAAGCTAAAAAGGTTGCATCCGAAGCGAACACGATCATTGCAGAACAAAGAACCAGGCAGGTTCTTAGTGTTAACGACCGTCTTGCCAGAATGAAAGGCAGAAGAACGGACATTACTGTCACTGAGTGGATTGATAAGTATATTGAAATTCAGGACGAACGGTTAAAACACCGTGAACTCAGACCTAATTCTTATCGACAGAAAGCAAAACCACTCAGGTTATTTCGCGAACATTGCGGTATGCAATATTTGAAAGATATTTCCGCATTGGATATCTCTGAGATAACGGATGCAGTTAAGGCTGAAGGCCATAATCGTATGGCGCAAGTTGTTCGCATGGTTTTGATTGATGTATTCAAAGAAGCGCAACATAACGGTCATGTCCCTCCAGGCTATAATCCTGCCCTGGCGACCAAGCAGCCGAGAAACAGAGTCACTCGTCAGCGTCTTTCTCTGGAAGAGTGGAAAACTATTTATGAAGCTGCCGAAAAGCAAGAACCATACCTCCAGTGTGGAATGTTGCTCGCGATAATAACAGGTCAGCGTTTGGGCGATATCTGTAACATGAAGTTTAAAGACATATGGGACGATATGCTCCATGTCGAACAGGAAAAAACAGGATCGCGTTTAGCCATACCATTGGACTTGAAATGTGAAGCCCTGGGTTTAACTCTTCGGGAGGTTGTATCCAAATGCCGGGATGCAGTCATCAGTAAATATCTTGTGCATTTCAGACATACCACCTCACAAGCAAACCGCGGTGATCAGGTTTCAACCAGTTCTTTAACTTCAACATTCAAAAAAGCACGTGACAGAAGTGGACTGAAATGGGATAAGGGCTCCCCACCCACTTTTCACGAACAGAGATCATTATCAGAACGCTTGTACAGAGAACAAGGTGTCGACACGCAAAAATTACTCGGCCATAAATCAAGAAAAATGACAGACAAATATAATGATGACAGAGGAAAAGATTGGGTGATCGTCAACACAAAAACAGGGTGA